GACACTCGTATCGCTGACAGACCGATGCACAAACCCAGCCATTTTTAAATAAGGATTCTTTCAATCAAATAAAAACCAAAGCGAGGCTGGTAGCTTTGTAAGGGAGGTGATAACAGCGTAAGCTATCTATTTCGGTAAAATCCCATCTTAATTCTTGTAGCGTTCGAGGGTTCGACTCCCTCGCTCGCTGTTAGTCTGTCGTGACTAGGTAACTTTTTTGACACTCGTATCGCTGACAGACCGATGCACAAACCCAGTAAATATTTTATAGAAACGAGGAAACCAATACATACTTTTTGGTCCAGCCTTGCATTGCTGGTAGCAAGACTGGAATTTAAAACTAAGGTGGTGGTAAATAAAAAAAGCCCGACACAATGGCCGGCACTCTTTGAAAGTCAACACTACTATTATATCAAAAAGGAGTATCATGGCAAGTATCAATCTATTTGCGGACGTAGATAAAATCGCGACTAAAAAGAAAGCTATAAAGGTGCTAAGAAGGTATCGTATGCTAACACGGATAGCGGGCTTGGAATACGCCCCTAAAGTAACAGCTTCATTCTCATTAGAATCCAAATCATTCGACGGCATGGTCCGTAGTCAGACCGAAAGCATAGTAACACGCAAGGTGGCTGCTGAGCAAGACTTACAAGCTATTGTCAGAGCTATCAACGCATTATCAGATAGGCATTACAGCCAGATATTGATAGAGTGCTATTGTAGAAACAGAAAACAGTATAACATTGAAGTTTATATGGACCTTGGATATTCTGAAAGCGAGTATTATCGAATGAGAGAATTGGCCATTTTAGAGTTTGCTGAGAACTACAGAAACGGTGAATGTCTGGTATTTCTGGGAGATTATTGCGAGGGATGAGAGAGGGTATGGCGGTATTATAGCGATATAATATTAGTATTGATAATTATAGCAATTTACCTGAAAGAAGGGTTTATTGAAATTGATGCAATTGGTAGAATATCATGAATTTTTAAATATATTTAAATAAAAAAAGGATGAACATTTATCCTTTTTTTATTATGAAAGGAAAAAATAGATGGTAAAATCAAAATACGAAACCCATGTAGCACCATACTTTGATGATATTTTCTATTGGTACTCTCATGATTGGACACTAGAACGTATTGCAAGTGAATTAGGAATTGCCAAGTCAACTATTATGCTATATAAAAAAGAAAATTCGGACTTATCGGACTTATTAAAAAAGGCAGAAAAATCGAAACCTCGTTATATCGCAATTAAAGCTGAAGCAGCTCTCAGAGATAAATTGAAGGATCGTGAAATTGAAGAAGTACATCAAGAACAATGGGTTGATAAAAATGGTGAAGTTACAAAAAAACACATTAAAAAAATAAAAAAAATTATTCCTGCAGATACAACAGCGATTATTTTCGCATTGAAAAACACAGACCCTAAGCGTTGGAATGACAGAAGTCAAGTTGAATTATCTGGCTCAGTCGAAACCAATCCTTATGAAGGCTTATCGACAGAAGAGCTTAAAAAGTTGGCAAATTTATAGCTATAAAGCTATCACGTATGGGTATCATTGGAACTATGTAGATTAGAAAGGAGGTGATGGAGTGCAAATTAATGAGACAATAGTTAAAGGAGCAAAGATTGAACTTGCAAAACGCAGATTCTTTTTTTATTGCAATTTAATCATGCCTAAATTTTACGAGGTGCATCGTGAATATTTAGTTCGCTTATGTGATGAGTTGCAAAATTTCTTAAATGATGACGAACATGACGTTCTGATTATTAATTTGCCTCCGTAGCTTAGACATGGAAAATCTCTCACGCTTGGTAAATTTGTAGAGTGGGTGCTTGGTAAAGACCATACGAAGAAAATCATGACTGGTTCATATAACGAAACTCTCTCCACAGTCTTTTCTAAAAATGTTCGTAATACACTTCAAGAAGAGAAAGCAGACGAGAACAAAATCGTTTACTCTGATATTTTCGATGCTGCAATTAAATATGGAGATGCTGCGAAAAACCTTTGGAGCTTATCAGACGGTTATAACAACTATTTGGCAACCTCTCCAACAGGGACTGCAACAGGTTTTGGTGCTGACATTATTATCATTGATGATGTTATCAAGAATGCTGAGGAAGCTAACAACGCGACAATATTAGAAAAACATTGGGACTGGTTTGTTAATACCATGCTTTCACGTTTGGAATCAGGCGGTAAAATCATAATTAACATGACTCGTTGGCATAGTGAAGATTTAGCCGGACGTGCTTTGCGTGAATTGCCTAAGAATGGCTATCGAGTAAAGCATATTAATTTCAAGGCTTTCAACGAGCAAACGAATGAAATGCTTTGTGATGATGTTCTGACTCTTGAAGATTATAAGCGCAAAGTAAAAACAATGGGGGCTGATATTGCCAGCGCCAACTACCAACAAGAGCCGATTGATGTCAAAGGTCGATTATATAGTGAGTTCAAGACTTACAATGCTCGTTCGGAGTACAAAAAGATTTGGAACTATTGCGATACCGCAGATACTGGGAAAGACTATCTCTGTTCGATTGTGTGGGGTGAAACCTCAGACGGCTTTGCGGATGTGCTAGACATTATTTACACTCAAAAGCCGATGGAGTACACAGAAAACGCAGTGGCCAATCAATTAATTAATAACAGAGTGAATGTGTCAAGAATCGAGCGAAATAATGGCGGTCGGTCTTTTGCTCGTTCTGTCAGGGATAAGATTCAAGGCAAAGTGGCTTGTGTTGTAGAAGATTTCTTCCAAGGGAATAATAAAGAAGCCCGAATTTATTCCAATAGTTATTGGATAGAGCAGCACGTTCGATTTCCTAATGACTGGCGAACTCGTTTTCCAGAATACTATCAAGCAATGACGACTTATCAACGTGAAGGTAAAAATAAACACGATGATGCGCCCGATGCAACAACTGGGATTGCTGAGACAATGACAACTCGCAAAGCAAAACTAAAGTCTTTCAAAGGAGGATTCTAATTGAAATACAAACCACCTAAATTAATGACATTTCCAAAAGACGAACCAATCACAGTTGAAGTGCTTACCAAGTTCATGGAAAAACATAAATTAGAAGTTGCTCGGTATGAGTACTTAAAAAATATGTATCGTGGGATCATGTCGATTGATGATGAGCCAACAAAAGACCCTTGGAAACCAGATAATCGTTTAACTGTTAATTTCACTAAATATATCGTTGATACTTTCACAGGTTACTTTAATGGAATTCCAGTAAAAAAAACTCACAAGGATAAAGAGATACTTTTTAAACTACAAGAATTTGATAATCTGAATGACATGGAAGATGAAGAGTCGGAGCTTGCAAAGATGGCTTGCATTTATGGTCGAGCGTTTGAGCTTTTGTATCAAGATGAAGACACTCGAACGAATGTTGTTTTTAATAGTCCAGAAAATATGTTTATGGTTTATGATGACACGATTAAACAAGAACCATTGTTTGCGGTGCGTTATGGTTATGATGATGACTGTAAATTGTATGGTGAAGTTTATACCAAAGAAACAACTTATGATTTAAATGGAACCATGGGATTTTACAACATGACTGAACAAGCGCCGAATCCTTTTGATGATTTGCCCGTTGTAGAGTTCTATTTCAACGAAGAACGAATGAGCATTTTTGAATCTGTTATTTCATTAGTCAACGCTTTTAATAAAGCCATTAGTGAAAAAGCAAATGACGTTGATTATTTCAGCGATCAGTACTTGGCATTTTTAGGCGCTGCAGTTGAAGAAGAGGACTTGAAAAACATTCGTAGTAACCGTGTTATTAATTACTATGGCGAGGGTTCCGAAGCGAAAAATGTGGATGTTAAATTCTTAGAAAAGCCTGATAGTGATTCTCAAACAGAAAATCTATTGGACAGACTAACTAAATTAATCTTCCAAACAACAATGGTTGCAAATATTTCTGATGAATCTTTCGGGTCATCAAGTGGTGTCTCGTTAGCTTACAAACTTCAAGCAATGAGTAACTTAGCTTTGTCATTTCAACGTAAATTTCAATCTTCTTTGAATGGTCGATACAAACTATTTTGTGAGTTAAGTACGAATGTTTCGAACAAAGAAGCTTGGAAAGATATTGAGTACACATTCACTCGTAATGAGCCTAAAAATATTAAAGAGCAAGCCGAGACTGCTAATATACTAAAAGGGATTACTAGTGAAGAAACTGCTTTGAGTGTCATTTCTATCATTCCAGATGTTCAAGCTGAAATGGAAAAAATCAAAAAAGAAGAAGCTTCTACAACTATCTTTGACAAGGACAAGAAACCTAGTGAGAATGAAACAAATGAGGGGTAACCTATGAATCCATCTGATTACTTGAGAGAACGTGAGAAAGCTTGGCAAGAGCAACAAATCAAAGATGATACTAAACGCATGAAACAAATCAGGGATAAGCTATTTGAAGCTCAAGAGGCTATTCAAAAAGAAATCAATGCCAACTGGCAGAACTTTGCGAATGGTCAAGGGGTTTCTATTAGTGAAGCCATGAAACGTGCGGATAAGATGGATGTCAAGGCATTTGCTAGTAAAGCTAAGAAATACGTAGAAGAGAAAGACTTTTCGCACCGAGCGAATCAAGTGTTGAAACTTTATAACTTGACTATGAGAGTGAATCGTTTAGAACTTCTGAAAGCAAATATTGGTCTGGAGCTTATTTCAGTATTTGATGACTTGGACAAATATTTCTCAAAGATTTTGACTGATGCAGCTCTTACAGAATTTGAAAGACAAGCGGGAATTCTTGGTTTAAGCGTTCCAAAGAAAGGCTATAACAGTCTAGTTGAATCAGTTCTTAACGGAAGTTATAAGGTCGAAGGATTTGCCAGTTTTTCTGACAAGCTTTGGCAGTACCAATTTGAATTGAAAGCTGATATTGAAAAACTTCTCATTCGTTCAGTAACTGGTGGAATCAACCCGAAAGCACTAGCCCCACAACTAAAAAGGCTGATGACTGAACAAGGAAAGATGAATGCCACATACAACGTACAACGATTACTAGTAACAGAAACAACACGAGTTCAAACAGCTATTCAAGAAGAAAGCTATAAAAAAGCTAGTATTGAAGAGTATGAGTATATTGCTGAACCTTCAGCTTGTCATATCTGTGGGCCATTGAATGGTAAAATATTCAAGCTTAAAGATATGTTGCCTGGCGTTAATGCACCAAACATGCATCCGTTCTGTAGATGTAGCACAGCACCGCATGTTGATGATAAAGCTTTCTGGGATGACTTACTTGATAGAAAAGTAATCAGTCAAGACGAATACAAGCAAGCTTTTGATGACAGGACAGAAGCTGACAAATCGATTGAAGAATTGCGCAATAAAAGAAAAAACAACTAAGCGTTTGCCACTGACAGGCACTTTTCTTATGTCCGTTTCCGAATGTTGTGGACACTAAATAAAACCCGAGAAAATCAGACTCCCAAGTCTTAAAATGCGAGGAGGAGGAACCAAAAATGGAACAAACAGAACTTTCACCCCTTAATTTGCAACTTTCCGCAGAAAAAGCAGCCGATGAGACGTCTGAAGCTGGTTCAGAAACCGGAACAGAAACAAACAAAGAAGAGCAACAAAAACAATCAACTGACATTGACAAAATTGTCGAAAAGCTTCAAAAACGAATCGGAAAAGAGCAGGCTGAAAAAAATGAAACAAAAACACAGCTAGAACAAGCGCTGGCTCGTATTGAAGAACTTGAAAAAGGTGGCAAAAAGTCAGTTAAAGAAAAATCTTACGAAGAAAAAGTTGTTGAACTTCAAAAAGCTAAAGACGATGAGATCGCAAGCCTTAAAGCACAAATTAAAATTTCAAATATCACCAGTCAAGCTGATGAAGTATTGAAAGAGAGTGGAATTGTTTTGAGTGCAGCGGAGTTAGGATTGTTAGTTGATGTCGATGAAGAAAAAACTTACAGCAATGTAAAAACTTTCCTCAATTTACTTGATAATCAACGCTCACAATGGGAAAAAGCACGAAACACAGGGACAACGCCTAAACGTGTTCCAAGTAACAATGATGTCGATGTTTTCAAACAAGCGGCAGCTAAATATCAATAACAGGAGATCTAAATTATGACAATTAAATATTTCACAAAACAATACGCTGGTATGTTACCAGACCTTTTCGCAAAAAAATCAGCTTTCTTGCGCGCTTTTGGTGGAGTTCTTCAAGTAAAAGATGGTATCACTGAAAATGATACTTTTATGGAACTCAAAGTAAGTGACACTGATGTAGTTATCCAAAATTATTCAACTGACGCAAATGTTGGTTTTGGAACTGGAACAGGTAATACTTCACGCTTTGGTCAACGTAAAGAAGTTAAGTCAGTCAACAAACAAGTGAAATACGATGCTCCTTTGGCAATTAATGAAGGAATTGATGATTTCACAGTCAACGATATCAAAGACCAAGTTGTAGCAGAACGTTTAGCACTTCATGGTGTGGCATGGGCCCAACACGTCGATAAATTGCTTGGTAAATTCTTATCAGATAGTGCCAGCGAAACGTTGAATTCAAAACTTGATGAAGCTTCCGTGACTAAATTGTTCTCAGAAGCTCATAAGAAATTTGTAAATAACAACGTTTCTACAGCAGTGCCTTGGGTTGCTTATGTTAATGCTGATGTCTATGACTTGCTTATTGACTCTAAACTCGCAACAACTGCCAAAAACTCAAGTGCAAACATTGATGATGAAACACTTTATAAATTTAAAGGATTCATTTTATCTGAACTTCCTGATGAAAAATTTCAATCTGGAGAAGGAGCTTACTTTGTCGCCGATAATGTTGGTGTAGCTGGTATCGGAATTCAAGTGACTCGTGCAATGGATTCAGAAGACTTTGCAGGAACAGCACTTCAAGCCGCTGCAAAATATGGTAAATACTTGCCAGAGAAGAATAAAAAAGCAATTCTTAAAGCCACAGTAACAAAGTAATTGCCCCTAAGAGCGTAACTTTAAATAAAACAACATTATCGCTTGCAGTTGGGGCAAACGAAACATTGACAGCAACTGTCTTACCAGTAGATGCAGATGATAAAACAGTAACCTTTGTTTCAAGTGAACCTACAATTGCTACGGTAACACCGAAAAAAGGGAATGTAGTTGGTAAAGCTGAAGGTAAAACGAAAATTACTGGAACAACAGCTAACGGATTAACTGTTACATGCGATGTTACCGTAACTTCTGTATAAAAAGGAGTTGCTTATGGCTATCACTTATGAAATAAAAAAGCTTTTAGGCGGTTCATCGGATGAGCGCTTGGAAATAATTGAAAAACGCACTCGTGAACGTCTATTGCTTATTCTTGGTTCTGACCTTAAAGAGGTACCGCCAGAACTAGAATATGTTGTTTTGGATGTTTCTTTGAAGCGTTTTAATCGTATCGGTCAAGAAGGCATGCAGTCCTACTCACAAGAAGGATTAAGCATGACATTTTCAGAATCTGATTTTGATGAGTATGCCGATGAAATTGAATCGTGGCGAAAATCAAGAGAACCTGAGGGCGATAAGAAGATAGGGAGGTTCAGATTGTATTGAGATATTTAGATGAAGTTACTTTTATCAAAGAATCGCCCGACTCCCGCTATGACCCCGATTTAGGCGAATGGGTTGAAAAAGAACCAACTCGAGCAGTATTTAGTGCAAACATCACTGATATTGGAACTGACAGAAGTATTAAAATTTTTGGAGATATTAAACAAGGAGCAAAAGTCATGCGAATGATGCCCCTTTTTACTATGCCAGAATATGATTACATTGAGTTTGATAATAAAAAGTGGGCTTTAACAACATATCGCAATCCAAGCGAGAGAAACACTTTTATTTTGCAAGAGGTAAATCAATGAAAATAACTGGAATTGATGCCTTGCAAAAGAAATTGAGAAAAAATGCCACGCTTGATGATGTCAAACATGTTGTAAAAAGCAATACTGCAAGCATGAACAAGAATATGCAAAATCTTGCTCCTGTAGATACAGGAAACATGAAGCGTTCAATAACCAGTGATTTTACAGACGGGGGACTTACAGGAACGACTGGACCTCATACTGATTATGCTGGATATGTAGAGTATGGGACGCGATTTCAAGCTGCACAACCATTTGTAAAACCTGCGTTTAACATTCAGAAAAAAGTATTCACAAATGATTTAGAAAGGTTGATGAAATGATTAAAACTCGAGACCAATCTATTTTTGATGAATTGTTCAAACAAGTTCAAGCTTTGGGTTATACCGTTTACGATTATAAGCCAATGAATGAAGTGGGCTATCCATTTGTTGAAATGGAGAATACTCAAACCATTCATGAAGCAAATAAAACAGATATCAAAGGCACAGTAAGTCTTTCATTATCTGTTTGGGGCTTACAGAAGAAGCGCAAGGAAGTGTCTGACATGGCAAGCAATATATTTAACCAAGCGTTAAATATAAATAGCACAGATGGCTATTCTTGGGCTTTGAATTCACAAGCAAGTACCATTCAAATGCTGGACGATACAACAACGCATACATCGCTTAAAAGAGCGTTGATTAACTTAGAATTTAGACTAAGATAGGAGATTTAATATGGCAGAATTAACAGCCAAACAGGGTAAAGATATTATCTTGCTCTATCGTTTGCTTAGTAACGCAACAAAAGAAGCCGCTTGGAAACTCGCTTTCCAAACAGAACACTCGAATGAAAAAACTCGAGATTACAACACTACAGCAACCAAAGATGGGACAATAGGTTCTCTTGCAGCAATTGAATACAGTTTGTCTGCCACATCTATTGCAGCAAATGGTGACCCACATCTTGACGAAATGGACAAAGCGTTTGATGATGGAGAAATTATTGAAGTGTGGGAAATTGATAAAGCTGAAAAAGGATCTGACGGAAAGTACAAAGCGAAATATCTTCGTGCTTATCTTACAAGTTTCTCTTACGAACCAAACTCAGAAGATGCGCTTGAATTGAGTTTAGAATTCGGAGTGTTTGGTAAACCTCAAAAGGGCAATGCCACACTAACTACTGAACAAGCTAATGTTGTTCAGTATGTCTTCAAAGATACTGTTCGGGGATAAAGCTGAAAATATTACTGGCCCTGCCTGGGGTACAGTTGTAGAAGTGACAATTTAAATACTATAAACAAAAGGCTAGAGATTCGCTCTAGCCTTTATTTTTTAAGGAGAAATCAAAATGGAATTAACAATTAATGGAAAACAGTATGTTTTCATCTTTGGTTACCGATTCATTAAGGAATTGAATAAAAAAAATGAAGTAACAGAACATGGGATGACTTTAAAAGCCGGTTTAGATAATGCTTTGATGAACTTTTTTAGTGGAGATATCGAAACACTTGTTGAAATGTTAAAAATTGCCAATGCAACAGAAAATCCTCGTGTCTCTGAGAAAGGGATAGTTGAATGGATTGAAGAGAATGGAGCTGATGCGCTTTTTGATTTAGTACTCGAAGAGTTAAAAAAGTCGGAATTTACCAAGAAAAAAACGTTGAACTTCGAGAAAGAAGTCAGCAAAAATCTACAGTAACAGATTTTGACAAACTCTATGAACAAGTTCAGTTAAATTGTTTGCGTTATCTCGGAATTACTAATCTAAGAGATATAGAGCGCATGACCATTTCGGAGTATGAATTAAGGTTGAAAGCTTATAGGCTAAAAAGACTTGATGAGCAAGAATTTATTTACCAACAAGCATGGGCAAATTGGCAAGTTCAATCAACTAAGCAACAAGGTAAGAAGCAAGTTCCAGTTTATTCGACCTTCAAGAAGTTTTTTGATAAAGAAAAATTTGAAAATGATATTTTAGGAATCGAAACTTCGGACAGTGCTTTTAAAAAGGACAAAAAACTAATTAACCTCATGAAAAAAGCAAATAAGTAAGAAAGGATGAAAAACATGGAATCTTATAGTGTAGAAGCGGTTCTGAGTGCTGTTGATAAAAATTTCACTTCAACCATGAATAAAGCAGATAGTTCAATGAGAGCTTTGAACAAGAACTCACAAAATACAAATACTTCTATCCTAGATATTGCCAAGGGTGTCGGGGTTTTTAAACTTATTGATTCAGCGGTAGGTTTGGTTAGAAATTCATTAGATGGTGCAATTAACCGTTTTGATACTTTAAAAAACTATCCAAAAGTAATGGCTCAAATGGGCTTTTCAACGAATGATGTGGCTAAGTCAACCGAGTTACTAAAAAAAGGCGTTGATGGTTTACCTACTTCACTTCAAGAACTGACAAAAAGCTCTCAAAGCTTTGCCATTTTAGAGAAAAGCGCAACGGGTGGTGCTAAAACAGCAATAGCTCTTAACGATGCTTTTCTAGCTTCTGGGGCAAGTGCTGCAGATGCAAGCCGAGGAGTTCAGCAATATAGTCAAATGTTATCTAGTGGTAAAGTTGATTTAATGTCTTGGCGAACCCTTCAAGAAACAATGCCTTACGCTTTGACACAAGTTGCTAAATCATTTGGTCTCACGGGTAAAAGCGCTGAACGTGATTTATACGCCAAGCTCCAATCTGGTGACATTACCATGGAACAATTGAATAAGCGATTTGTAGAACTGGACGGTGGAGTTAAAGGATTTGCGCAAACTGCAAGAACGGCAACTGGCGGTATTGGTACATCTTTTACTAACATGAAAAATGCTGTGTTAAACGGAATAACTGGAGTACTAAAAACGATTGATATCGCCTTACAAAATAATGGATTTAAAAATGGTATTGCGACAGTTTTCGATGGCATGAAGCAATCTATAATTGATACTTTTAAAAATATTAATTTTGTTTTATCTAAAGTACTCCCATCTATTATAACTGCTTTTGTTCAACTAGGAAATATTTTAAAGCCTTTCACTCCTTTACTAAAAGGATTAGGTGGAGGTTTTACAACTTTAATAGCTATCGTTGGCGGAATGCTTATTTTTCAAAAAGTTGCTGGCGCTGTAAAAACTCTGTTTGCTGCATTAACCGCAAATCCTTATGTTTTAGCAATAGCTGGAATTGTTGCCTTGGTTTTAGCAATCAAAAATCTTTGGGACACTAATAAAGGTTTTAGAGATGCAGTCATTCAAATTTGGCAGTCTATTTCTGACTTTTTACAACCAGTTATTGAATTTATTTCTGGCATCATAACGAATACATTTACTCAAGTTTCTCAATGGTTTACTGAAAATCAGCAAGGAATACAGAACTTAATTAAAACAGTCTGGGGAGTCATCCAAGGTGTATTTGAAGTCGCAATGATCGCAATTCAAGCAGTTGTTTCTTTAGCATTAGGACAAATGCAAGCTGGTTGGGAAATTTGGAGCAATGTTATTTCAGGGATTGTACAGGTAGCATGGGCTTTGATTTCAAATATTTTTTCTGGTTCTTTAGACAATATTTTGGCAGTTGTAACGTTCGTTATTAAACAAGTCCAGTTGGTGATAGATACAGTGATGAATGTTATCCAAGGGATAATAAAAACTGTTTGGTCACTTATTATAGGAGACTGGCAAGGCGCTTTAGATGGAATCAATCAAATTGTCGGAGCTTTTGGAAATTACATTACCGGAACATTCGATAATGTAATGGGATTAGCTAAAGACTTGATAAAAAATGGCATTGATACTATTAAAGGAATATTTGACAGCTTATCTAAAATTAATCTTTTTGACATTGGTAAGGCTATTATTGATGGATTTGTAAAAGGCCTAAAAAGTTCTTGGGAAGCGGGTATGAAGTTTATTGGCGGAATTGGAGATTGGATTCGTGAGCATAAAGGGCCAATCCGTAAGGATAGAAAACTTTTAATTCCCGCTGGTAATGCCATTATGAATGGTTTAAATTCTGGTTTAACTAGAGGTTTCCGTGATGTTCAATCCAACGTTTCAGGAATGGGCGACATGATTGCTAATGCAATTAATTCTGACTATTCTGTGGATATTGGGGCAAATGTTGCGGCTGCTAATCGCTCAATCAGTAGTCAAGTTTCTCATGATGTGAATCTTAACCAAGGCAAACAGCCGGCTTCATTTACTGTGAAGCTTGGGAATCAAACCTTTAAAGCCTTTGTGGATGACATTTCTAACGCACAAGGTCAAGCAATTAACTTAAATATGGGATTTTAGGAGGTAGAAATGTACAAGTTTAGAGATACGACAAAACAGGAGCATTATCGCAACCTTCCTTTTATTCCAACCAGCGCCATGAGTTATGATGGGACTTGGTTAGAGGAACTCATAGAAGGTTATCAGACTTTGACGGTTGAGGGGCGAGAAATGTATTCTCTCAGCTTTGAAACACAAGACATGCAAGTAGGAGGTGTGATCACTAATGTTAAATATCCTCCTCGGGAGTTGACGATAAAATATAAGCTTGAGGATAGGGACCCTCGAGCTATACAAGAAAAGTTTGATATTTTAAAGGCGTTCTTGATTCGTCAAGAAGATGTTCCCATTATTTTTAATGATGATCTGGAATATACGTTTTATGGTCGTTTCAAGACTGCAGACAATGTGGCTGGAGATACTAATTCAATCATTTCAAGCTTTACTGTCCTTTGTAGTAAGCCATTTAAACACGGAAAAACTCAAAGTGTAAAAAATAAAGTGATTGAAGTTTTGCCTTATCCAGTTAAACCAGATAGGCTGTCATTTAAATTACTGACAGAGGGTTTATTTGCAACTGACGGAAATTATCGCTTGAAAGCATCACAGGCTAAAAAAGGCGACCTATTGGAATTTGATTTTCATTCAGGCGATACTTTTCTTAACGGTAAAGTAAATAACAACCTCTTAGACCTTGATTCTGATTTCAAAAATGTCAGACTGACAACTGGAACAGATTTTTCAAGTTCAAACTATGAGTTAACGATTCAATACAGAAAGGCGGTGCTTTAGTGAGTAATATCTTATTTTTAGATAAGATGCAACAAGTCATCAAAAGCTATGATTCCGATGAATTCACAGAATGTGTTCAGACAAAAGAAATCACAACCAACGCTTCTGAATTAATGAATGATACACTTTCAGTTTCTTTACCTTTTGACGAAACAATTAAAGATGCCAGCTATATTGCAGTCAATGATACAAAAGAGCAAGAATTTTCTTTATACCGAATTTTAACCGCAAAAGATGAAGATGATTTATTATCATTTGAAGCGAAAAATTTTGCCGTTGATGAACTGGATAATTTTATCATTAAAGATATAAGGCCTAAAAATAGGTCTTTTTCTTATGTGATCAACCAGCTTTTATCTGATTCAGGTTGTGACTGGGTATTGGGTATCTGTGAACCGATTAAAACGGTTTCCAGCACCTTTTACTATACTTCCATGCGTGAAGCTCTAAAAGCTCTACAAGAATTAGGTGCAGAGTTTACCTTTTCAATTGAAATCACAGGAAATAAGATTACTAAAAAAATCATTAACTGCTATAACCAAATTGGGAAAATAACCAATAAACGTTTTGAATATGGTGAGGAAGTTCTGAAAATTGTCCACGAACAAGACCGCACAAATATTGTCACTGCCCTAATTGGACGTGGGAAAGGTGAAGAAGTTGGGGACGGTTATGGGCGAAGACTTGAATTTTCAGATGTTGAATGGAAAAAGTCTAATGGTAAACCACTTGATAAGCCAAAAGGCCAAAATTGGATTGAATATCCAGAAATGACAGAAGAATACGGCATTCCGTCAAATGGAAAAATGCTTCCTCGGAAAACAGTGGTTGTCTTTGATGATGTGGAAGATGCAGACGAGCTTTTACAAAAGACTTATGAAAAACTGGCTTATTACTGCCGGCCACTCGTTCAGTTTAGTACTGAGATATTAGGCAGTGACTCAATTGGAAATACTGTTTCAATTCACAGAGGAGACCGAAATTATCACTATCAGACAAGAGTCTTTAAAGTGGTTACTGACCATGTTAATGGACGAGTGCAAGCTAGTTTAGGTGATAATTTAAGTGGCAACTCTCTCAATCGTCAGTTATCGAAGATTCAAAGTAATATCTCAGACCTTGATAATAATAAAATGACTTTCTTTGAAACAACTGAAATCGGAAAGTATCAAGATGATATTATGCGTGGTGCTGGTGCCAATGGTGGGTCAATTTATATGGTCAATGGGATTGAAGCGGGCGTTTCTAAATCAAGAGAAACTTATGAGCAAGTCTTTATGGATGGTCCAAAAATTCAAGAATCACAGTATTTCATGATTCAAAATAATGTTGGAATATCTTTCAAGCAATGTAAAAAAGGTCAATGGACGACAATTCAAGATGTTCATAATGGCAAAAGTAATACTGCATGGACACTTGATGGGACTTTCAATGCTAATTTTATTAATGCCGGAGTTTTGCAAGGGGTCAAGATTCGTTCAGTTAATCGTGACTTCATTATTGAACTTGACCAAGGTAAAATTCGTTTTATTAAAAGAAATGGGTCGTCCGAAAAAGAAATGTTCGCTTTTGCGCCAACATATACAAACGGCCAACTTCAAGGGATTAATGCAATTCAAAATTCTGGTTACTCTTTCGCTTTATCATCAAAGGCAAACAACGGAACGTTTTTAAATGTTTTAGAAATTCCAAAAGACAGCACGGCCGAAAACAGAAAATTAAAACTTTATGGAGACGTCAGCGTCGATGGTAAATTATTCCTAAATGGGAACGAAATAACATCTGCCGCTTCTGGGGGCGGAGGTAGTGACGGGTGGAACGGAATATATCCAGATATCGTCAAGACACAAGCTGAAAAGTTCGCATGGCAAGCGTGGGCTACGCTTAGGTCTCTTGGTTATTCAGAAGGTGCATCGGCTGGCATTTTAGGAAATATCAATGGTGAAGCTGGTCCAAGTATGAATCCTGATATTGATCAGGTTGGAGGACCCGCTTATGGCGCTGTGCAGTTTGACGGATCAGCATATCCACTTGTAGGAACACGAACAAACAATGGCCGTGAGTATTTCCAAAGACTTGTAAAAGCTGCTGGTGTCGCTGGAGATTATCGTGAGATGCCTACTCAGATGAAAGTAGTCAACTGGGCTATGACGTCGGGTCAATGGATTGGTTCAGTTGCGCCAACAACTGTTGACGGATTTAAAGCTATGACTAACGCAGCAAGCGCAGCAACTGTTTTCGAAAGAAACTTCGAACGACCAGCAACGACACACCCAGAGCGAAGGGGGTATGCCCAAACTTGGTATAACCTTTTCGCTGGGGTACCTATTCCTAAAGCTGATTGGCGAAATCCAATCAGAGTGCCTTATGTTGTCACTCAAGAATGGGATCAAATCGGTTACGGCACAGGTTCAATTCATGGCGGTATTGATATTGCGCCAACTGGAGGAGCAAAACCGCCGGTATACGCTGCGAGAAGCGGAAAGGTCGTTCAAATAGTCCCTAATCATGCTGTTGGGGGCAATTACGTCGTGATTGAACATGATGGATACTGGACATATTACGGACATTTAGCAAACATTCAAGTTAGCATGGGGCAACAAGTCACCCCAGACACAGTAGTTGGTATTTCTGGTGCTACAGGTCTCGCTACTGGCGTTCATTTGCATTTCGAAGTTTGGAAGGGCAAGCAGTGGGCTCGCATCAATCCTCGAGACATAATTAATTTTTAAGGAAATAATAAATGACAGAATATAAGATAACTTTAAGTATCACAGAACCTAATAGCAATATTGGCATTATTAAGCTAAGACATGCTGATGTCAATAGTCAAGCAATTGTTGCTCAAATCGTAGAGAACGGTCAGCCCAAGAACTTTGAAGGCTTACAGCCTTACTTTTGTTTAATGGCACAAGAAGTCACAGGTCAAGGGGTATCAGAAGAAAGAGTTGTCTCCTTTGATGCAAAAAATGGAACACTGAAATATGTTGCCAGTGATAATGCTTTGCAAATGGTTGGATATAATGAAGCTTATTTTAGCTTTAGAAAACAAGAAGGCGAGCGGTGGATTGAGCAATTCTCTACTCGAACTTTCAAATATATCGTTGAGAAATCCATTTATTCGCAACCCTTCAAAGACTCAAACTACTGGTGGACTTTCAAAGAGTTAAATCGAATCTTCAACCAATACATTGAAGATGGTAAAACTAGCTGGGAAGAATTTGTGAAATCCAACCGTGAAATTATTGAATCCATTGATCCAGGCGGCCAGGTTCTTAGCGAGTTGATAAGGTCAAGGAAACCGGAAGATGCTGCTTCGGCATACCCAGACCTGCCGACTAGGCTAGATAAACAAATCGGTAAAAATACTGATTTTAGGTCATTCGAATCGGATAAATCGTTCATGACTAGAGTTTATAACGAATCTGCTGAACGAGGAGTTAATGTCAAATGGTTTGGAGCAAAAGGAGACGGAGTAACTGATGATACTGTTGCGATACAAAGCGCTATTAATACAGGATTATCAGTTTTTCTACCCCCCGGTAAGTATAATGTAAAAGAATTGAATGGTTTTTCATCAGGACAAATCATACAAGGAATTAGTAAGGTTGAGTCTTGGGGAGGAAAAAACACACAAAATATAACGCTCCTTAATGGAATAGGTTCTGCAGACAACTATGTGATAAAGAACAATGTTTGGGGAGATGGTATTCTGCCCAACGCTATTACCGTAAAGAATTTATCCATAGAAGGTAATAAGAAAACAAATGGAATACTTGTCGGAAACTCTAGTACTATTGAGGGAGTGAAAATCTCAAATTGTATTAATGGGCTATCTAACATCAAAGTGTCAAATGTTATGAATTGTCAAATTAACGGTTGTACTAACGGAGTAATGAATGCCACGGATTCAAAGATAACTAATAACTTTTTTTATTTTAATGAAGTCGGCATAAATTTTGATAATTCCAATGATAACAGTATTGTGAATAATAAAATAGAGTGGAATGGAATAGGAATATCCTTAACGAAAGCGACTTACAACTTAATTAGTAATAACATTATTGATAGAAACACTACTTATGGAATATATACGGCTAATACGGTTAGTACAACTATTTCAGGTAATCAGTTTGAAAGAAATTTAACAAATCATCTCTATCTTCATGGATCTCTATTTAATATTTCTACAAATTCTTTGTTTAGAAAAAATTCGGAAGATAACCAATCAGGAATAGTCGCTCCTGATGTAGCTATTTTTACTAAATCTATAACAAATTCTTCAATAACAAATAATCTTGTTAATGGTAAAATGTTCAACAAGACAGGTACAGACTATACCTCTAATCTTAACATCTTTGCCAATACCATAGATGGAATAAATCCTGATAATATAACTGTATCAATTCCAGAAACAACTGCCTTTCATGGTAAAGATACAAAGATAATTATTCCTCTTCCAAATTATTTTGATGGTGCATTAAACAATCCATATAATGTAGAAATCCTTTCACAAAAAATATCGTTCACCACACAAAGTGGGAACTTTACCTCTAACGGAGGCATGATAAAGAGCATTTATATGTCCACAAGTGGTATTGAGCTAACAATTTTCAACGGATATAACGATGATATGAAAATAACAGGGTCAATAAATGTAAGATGTCCATATCCAAATTTATATTAGAAACTCACTTTTTCTTCGAATTAGGTAGTGTGAAATAAGTTGTGTAAACACAAAAAAGGAATAAATCCGTTATAGTATAGTTGCGTTATAAAGTGGAAAATGAAATTTTGGCCGATACTTCTACAGAGGCTTAATTTTTAAAAAATGGGGGTAAAAAATAAAAGATGAGTGTTTCTGATATCATAGCTCGCCTAGCCCCGACTTTTGGGGTGGTTGCGACGGGCTGGTTTGGAATGCAAGCTAGCAAGTCATCTAATTTAAACAAAGAGCAATTTAGAAAGCTGAAAGAAGAGTTAAATACCATTCAAACATCAGTTGACGTCGTTCAAGGTTTAGGAGATTTTAATGGCAAAAAAATCAACGAATTAAACGACAAGCTGGTAGTGCATGATGAAGCGCACTTGGTAACTATGTACACACGCTTAGAGCGTGACATAAAATCAGAATTGAATCGTGGGTATACCACTGTTCATACTTCTGATATCATTCATAAAATGCATTCCAACTATAAGAAATTAGGTGGCAATGGGTATATTGATGCCTTATATAGTAAGTACATTATTTTAGAAGTGAGAAATTGAAAAGGAGAAAAAGAAAATGATTAATTTAAAATTACGACTAAAAAATAAAACTACACTAGTAGCTCTTATCTCAGCAGTGTTTCTTGCGTTGCAACAATTCGGGCTTAATATTCCACACAATATCCAAGATGCGGTAAATACTATTATTACAATCTTGGTGATTTTGGGTATAGTGACAGACCCAACAACTAAAGGAATCGCTGATAGCGAACGAGCATTGACTTACATCAAACCAGTAGACGATAAGGAAGGGAAATAGTATGAACATACAACAATCTATCGTAAATTGGTTTGTTAACCATCGAGGCAAATTGACCTATTCAATGTATGGGTCACGTAACGGTGCAGACGGTACTGCTGACTGCTCTGGTTCGATTTCACAAGCCTTAAAAGAAGCTGGTATTGGTATTCAAGGTCTACCATCAACGGTAACCCTTGGTCAACAACTTGCCAAAAATGGGTTCTATCGAGTAAGTATTAATCAGGATTGGGACGCCTTGACAGGCGATATTGTGTTAATGTCTTGGGGAGCAGATATGTCTACTTCGGGTGGAGCTGGTGGACACGTTGGTGTCATGATGGATAGTGTTAACTTCATTAGTTGTGACTATTCAACACAAGGAGCAGTAGGTCAAGCTATCAGTACATACCCTTGGAACGACTACTATGCCGCGAACAAGCCTGCATATATTGAAGTTTGGCGTTATTCTGACTCAGCAACACAAACGAATAACCAAGCCAATACAGCAGTAGCACCACAACAAAAGGCTTACTATGAAGCTAATGAAGTTCAATTCGTTAACGGCATTTGGCAAATTAAATGTGACTATTTAGCACCTATTGGCTTTAATTTTTATGACAATGGGGTGCCTGTTGATATGGTTAACTGGGTTGATAAAGATGGAAATGACTTACCTGACGGAGAATCTAAAGATTTCAAGGCAGGCATGTTCTTTAGTTTTGCCGGTGATGAAGTTAACATCACAGACACAGGAGAAGGTGGCTATTATGGTGGATATTACTACCGACGTTTTGAGTTTGGACAATTTGGTACGGTTTGGCTCTCTTGCTGGAATAAAGATGATTTGGTAAACTATTACCAATAGACCACGAAAACTATAAAATAAAAAAGGAGTATATCACCTCCCCTCACACTGCAGTAGGGATACCATGGCAGTAGTGGTCGAAGCCTCAGCATTATGCTGGGGCTTTTTTGTTTGACTCATAAATAATAATTTGATAAAATGTAATTGGATAACCTAGATAAAGTTTTATCTAGTGCAAAAGGTGTTAGACTGATTTAGTTCAGCGCCCTATATAAGTGCGTGCACGAAAAGGGAATTCATATAAAAAAGAGTCGGCTATTTTAGTCGACTCTTTCTATATCATTTCGTAAGCGTCAAAGTGCCAAGGGTTAAACTCTTCATGGAATTTTTGATTTTTTGGGATGGTGACCTGTTTCGGTCTAAATGTTTTTGGTAGGATTTTCTTTATTGGGTTTTAAGACCTCCTTTTGTTTTTTTGTGTTATAATACATATATCAATGGCTTCCCACGCATACGCGCAGATACGTTCTGATGGGAGGTTTTTTTATTTGCTTTATTTTAATAGAAATGCTACTATATTAATGAATACAGTAAAAGGCTGTAGTCTTCGATAAACTCTCTCTTGCCCTGACTTGAATTAGTCAGGGTTTTTGTT